ACTCTGGCATGAAGCTTAAAAAAATAAATGAAGAGATAGCTAAAGAAAAAAAAGGTGTAAAGCCCACAGAACCTGAGGTTGTTGATCCAACTACAGGTCAGCCTGAAATAAAACCTGAAGTCAAACCAACAACTAAACCAACAGCAAAAATTAAAACATTATCAGAACTATCAGATGATGAAATTCAGTATAGTTTTGGAGAAGAGTTTAATGTAAAGAAAATAATAACTGATCCAAAAATAGTGGATAAGTATAAGCTTGACGTAGACAAGCCTAACATTTTAGGGAGGCATGTGTATTCTGATGAGGGTGGAACTGTATATGTGGATATTGCTAGAACAAAAGATAAATTCAGAAGTCTTAAAGAAAAAGCAAAGAACAAAGAAAAAGGATTTGAAGAACTAGAACGTTTAAAAAATACAGGTTTATATTCTGATATATCATATTATCAAAGTAGATTTATGTTTAATAACATTGATAGATTTACTGATGAAGATCAGTTTGTAGACTTTGTTTTATTTCACGAGATGATGCATGGTAAATACAAACAAAAGCCAAATCAAACACTTAGAGCATATGAAGATGAAATAAATGTTAATGCTTTAGATAGATCACAATTTGAGAGAAACAAAATATCTCAGGATACAGGTGCATTAAAGGATACTGTGTATTCACGGATTGGATTTATAAGTAAATTTATTCCGTCACGTATTATTAATGAAGCTAAAGATTTAAATGTTTCTATAAAAAATGACTACAATAAAATGTCATTCAATGCATCAGTTGCTCTTGAAGGCAATCAATATGGTAGAGCAAGTCAATCTTTATCAGCAAGGGCAAAGCTATATGGTGGCAGAGTATATTCATTGCGTACAAGAATGCGTGAAAGATATATGAAACATATGAAGTCACGAGAAGGTACTGGTGAGTTTATTGGGTTTGATGTAGCTTCAATGGCTGTAAAAGCTAATAGATATATGAGAGGTGACACAAGCAAAAAAACATTTGATGAATGGTTTGATGATTTGATCTTGACTCATATTGATAATGGTAACCCTGATTGGCATGCAGCCAACTATCAGTATTTACCAGAAATAATTAGGTCTTCATTAGATGATCTTGATGGCATGCTTAGAGCCATGGATGATTTAGCACGAGAGGTTGGTGTGTTAGGTGATGACGTAGGTATACGACAACAAATAAAAGATATTGCATTAGATGTAGAAAAACGAACTCAAGAAATAACAAAGATAAAAGAAACAATTAAATCAATAGATGATAGAGCTAAAGAACGTATGTCTAGTAGCAGATCATCTACACCACAATACACAGCAAAAGAAAAAAAGTTTAAAGATAACTTACAAGGCCAGTTAATGGTTGAAGAAAAGAGGGTTGCTGATGCTGCACTTAACACAACTTGGTTAAGAGGTGTCTTAGGTTCACCAACTAGAAAAAACTATAAGTTTCCTATTTACTATGACAAAGCTTTATTACTTTCCAGTCCTGATAAAAGAGAAGAACTAACACAAGTTTTTGCTAAACATTTTTTAGAAGAAGATACTTATAAAAGATGGGAGGGAGATAAGTGGATTGATGTACAGATTGCAGGTAAAGCAGAAAAAGCTAGAGAAGAAGCTGAAAAGGTTGTTAATAAAATACTAGAGATCGGTGATAACTTGCATGAAACAGGGTCAATAGGTCCGGGCAAGGGCAAGCATTTAATGATTCGTGCAACAAATATACCTGAGTGGAAAGTCAAAGACTTTATCATAAGAGATGAGCGTGTACTAGAAAACTATATGGAAAAGATGGGCTTTCGTATTGAATGGGCAAGAGCATTTGGTAGAGAAAACATAGAAGAAATGTTAGACAGGCACGATATAATTATGAAAGCTGATGGTCTTTCTGAAAAAAAACGTGCTGAATTTAGAACAAACTTTCTTGCTGACTATGAACGTGAAGCAGGACAAATGATTAGGTCACCTGATAGGTGGGATAACAAATACTCAAGGATAACTAAAAAGGTTGCAGGTATGACTTATCTTACTGGTGCAGGAGTAACATCTATAATTGAGACAGTAGCTATGCCAATCTTTGAGCATGGATATGGCAGGGTATTTAGGACTGCTGTGCAAGCTGTTGATGGTAACTGGTCTAATATTAAAGCTAACGTAAAGAATCTTATGTATGTTAATGAGGGTATGGAGTTAGCAAAATCAATAGCACAAAAACAATTTCTTACAGACACTACAAAAAATTTACAACCCGGAAAGTTAGAGCGTTCTGTTGAAATGATGGAAAAGGGTTTTTATATTGGCAATGGCTTATCTATTATTACAAAGATAGGTAAGCAAGTTGATATGGCTGTCCGTATACCCAAGTTTTTTGAGCAAATACAATCAATTAAAAATAATAGTGCATCTGCGTTCGACATAGAAGAGCTTGGTCGTTATGGTATAACACCTGATGTGGCTAGAAGATTATCTAATATGCCTTGGGAAAAAACAGAAACAGGTATGCCTGTATTAAATTTAGCTGAATGGCCCGAAGCTACAGCATTAGACAGAGAACTTAAAAGAACTATGATGACTTATCTTGCATCTGCATCACGTAATACTATTATGCATGCTACTGCATTTGATAGACCAATGATTATGGATGGTTTTGTTTATGTAAAATATAAGCCGTGGATGAGAAAGCTTGGCATACAAGTTGATGAAAGAGCAAGCATTAAAGTTGGAGATAAGATTACATATCCTATGGCACGTATAGAGTCTGGTGTTATGGCATTTCCATTTCAGTTCTATAACTTTGCATTTGCAGCAACAAATAGGATTGCAGCATCTATGCTTGATCCTGCAAGACAACATAGAATGGCAGGTATGTCTGCATTGTTAGGCATGAGTTATATAACATTACTTATCAAGAAACCTGATTGGTGGTTTGAAAATAGAGATGCACCTGAGTTAATGATGCGTAGCTTTGAAATGTCAGGCATTACTGGAGTCTATTCAGATATTGCATACATGGCATTACATTCTGCGATTGCTACTGGTTTGCATAATCCTGATGATTCATGGCTTAAGGGTAAATATAAGCCAACAGTCGGAGATCAGTTTGCAGACTTTGCAGGTGCAACACCGGGCATGATGCGTGAGTGGGTGCTTGGTGCTCACGAATTGTTAACTGATCAAACTCCGGAAGGTTTAAAAAGATTGTCTTACAACCTACCAATAATAGGTTTAACACCATTTGCTGAAGATATGAGAGAGCTAGGCAGGAGTATAACAAGGCAATGATTTGTGCGTTGCACACAATTACAACAGGAAATAAGGTGCAAATATGACTATAGCTTTAAGTGATAATGACCCAAGAGTCTCGTATACAGTTGCAGAAGGCGTTACACAAACGGCCTTTACAGTTACTTTTGAGTTCTTTGATGATGCTGATCTTAACTTTTATGTTGATGGCACACTCAAAACATTAACCACACACTACACAGTAACAGGTGGGGATGGCTCTACAGGTACAATCAACACAACAGCAGGTAATAGTGTTACTGGAATTGCAGGTGGTTCTACTGTAGTTATAACAAGAGAAATTGCATTAGCTAGAATAACAGACTTTCCATCTTCAGGTGCATTTCAGGTAGCTACTCTTAATACAGAACTTGATAGATTTACTGCAATTGCAGCAGATATTCTTGATGATACAACACGATCAATACAATTAGCTGATAGTGATGCAACAGCATCTATGACCTTACCTTTAAAAGCAGATAGGGTTGGTAAGGTTTTAGGATTTAATGCAACTACTGGTGCAGTAGAGGCAGGGCCTACAATAGCAGATGTAAGTTCACTGGCACAGATAACAACAGATATATCAACACTAGCTGATATTGAAGATGGCACAGATGCAACAGATGCTATTCAAACAGTAGCAGGTATATCAAGTAATGTAACAACAGTCGCAGGTATTTCATCTAATGTAACTACAGTCGCAGGAATATCATCAGACGTCACAGCAGTAGTGGCAGATGCTACAGACATTGGTACAGTGGCAACAAATATAGCTAGTGTTAACACAGTAGCCACAAACATTGCAGATGTAATTACAGTAGCCAATGATCTTAATGAGGCTGTATCTGAATTAGAAACAGTTGCAAATGATTTAAATGAAGCCACCTCAGAAATAGATACAGTAGCAAATAGTATAGCTAATGTTGATATTGTTGGTGCAAACATAGCCAATGTAAATACTGTAGGAGGTATAAGTGCTAATGTAACTACAGTTGCAGGAGTTAGTGCTAACGTAACTACAGTAGCAGGAATAAGTAGTAATGTTAGTACAGTTGCAGGAATAAGCAGTGATGTTACCACAGTTGCAGCAGATGGCACTGATATAGGTACAGTTGCAACTAACATTGCTAATGTAAATATAGTCGCAGGTAACAATAGTAACGTAACTACAGTCGCAGGAATATCAGCTAATGTTACTTCAGTGGCAGGTATATCTGCTAACGTAACGACTGTAGCAGG